CTGGGCGTATACGCGACTGACGGCGGTCGCCCGGTGGATGACAACGGACACGAGTCGAACTGGGAGGTCTACCCCGGAGGAGTGATGGAGGTTCCCGCCGGGTCGTACTTCCGCCGGGTCGAGGGTGTGGGATCGATTCAACCCATGATGGACCAGCTCAAGTACCTCGAGTCCAAGATGTACGCTGCTACGGGAATGACCGATGTGGCTCTTGGTCAGGTCGACGTTCAGGTGGCTCAGTCGGGTGTTGCTTTGGCGATCAAGTTCATGCCTACGCTGGCGCGCATCGAACACCGGGACATCAGCCACGTTGAGGTTCTTCAGCAGATGTGGCACGACCTTCAGTTCTGGTTCCAGGTCTACGACCCTCGGGCCCAGATCCCCGAGGTCGACGTCCTGATCGCCAAGTCGAAGCTTCCGGTCAACCGAGTCGAGACGCTCAACGAGCTTAACAACATGTACGACCGCAAGATCATCAGTCGCAAGTACTACCGTGAGAAGATGGCCGAACTAGGGTACATCATTCCAGCCAACGAGGATGAGACGATCCTCAAGGAAGCCGAGGCTCTTGCGAAGATCAATGCGGCTGCCGCTCCACCAGGGCTTCAGGAGAACGCGGAAAAGGCGGCAGCTGGACAGAAGCCCATTACCAACGCGAATGGAGGAAACAACGAGGACGTTGACAAGGGGACCAACCAAAGCAATAATAGGAATCGACCCAACGAGAGTGGGGGCACTGAAGCGGGCCAATCTGCTGCCCGCCAGGCCAAGTCCTAGCGAGATGCTAGGCAACCGGCGCGAGAGGCGCTAGAAACCGAGGACATCACATGAAGAACGACCTGTACTGGTTGCACAACCTCATCATCCGAGGTCGGGATGACGACGATGATGCGGACGACCAGAACGACGACAACTCCAACGACGACGACGATGACGACGACGACCAAGACGGTGCCGACGGCGGTCAGGATGACGACGACGGTGACGACGACAAGGACGACGACGTCGAGGGTCTGAAGAAGGCCTTGGCCGAAGAGCGCAAGAAGGCTCGGGAGGAGCGCAGGCTGCGCAAGAAGGCGGAGCGGGATGCTCGCAAGAAGGCGCAGTCGAAGGCCAACGAAGACGAGGAGAAGGACCTGGAGAAGACCAGGACCAAGCTTCGCGACTCCGAGGCTAAGACCCAACGACTCGCGGCTCGCCTTCTGAACAAGGAGCGCGACGACGCGATCCTCGCTGCAGCGCGGAAGCTGGGTTTCATCGACCCGACTGACGCACTCACTGACGAGATTCGACGGGATGTCGAGATCGATCAGGACGAGGACGACCCGGCTGACATCGAAGTCGACCTGGATTCTGTCCAGGAAGCCGTCAAGGAGCTCGCCGACAGGAAGAAGCACCTTCTGAAGGACCGCAAGAACGACGACCGAGACGACGATCGGGACGATCAACTGCCCGGGACCCGCTCGGGGTCGCGACCGCGGCGCCGCAAGAAGGGGGACGACACCGCTGATGAGGCGGCGTTGAAGAAGGCCTACCCGGCCCTCTACTCGTGATGCTCCACACAATGCCCTGAAACACCAAACGAGAGACAAGGAGTTTGCACCATGGGTGCACGCTACGACCAGGTCGAGCCGCACGTCGGCATCGTCCGGGCGCCTCTCGCGGCAGCGCTGACCTTCACCGCAGACGGTGAGTTCGGACCGAAGGGCGTCTCTCTGGACGCCAACGGCCGATGCGTGGTTGGCACCGCGGGACCGACGGGATACGCGGGGGTACTGATCAAGAACGTCCCCGTGGTGCCCGCGGGCCGATTCACGGCGGCGCAGACCGTGAACAACTGGATGGGTGGTCGCGCCGGAGACGTCGTCGACATCATGACCCAAGGCCAGATCGCTGACGTCGCGGGCCTGGTGGCCGGCGCGGCAGTCTTTTCCGAGCCCGACGGTGACCTCATTGCGAACGTCGCCGCAGGCAACACCCGAGTCGGCTACACGGTCGAGGCCTCTCGCCTCGTCGTGCAGGGCTGACGGACGACGAGAACAGGAGACATTCCGATGCAGACCATCGCATCAACGCGCGACCTGCTCGCCGCCGACCGTGAGCTCCAGCCGGAGGTCATGCGACTCATCGAGTCCATGAGCATCCGAGGTGCCGAGCGGGGCTTCAACGAGCGAGCCGACGCCCTCATCCGTGCCGCGGATGGGACCGACATCAACGACTTCTGGGACGAGCTGAACCAGGCAGTCGCCCTCCGCAACCGCCAGCGCAACCGCCTCATCGACCAGCTCACCTACCGGGTGACTGACATGTCGGAGAAGGTGACCGTGCCGACGGCCGGAGAGGACTTCGAGAAGGCGACCGAGTACGGCCTGCCCAAGGCGATCCGGGTTTCGCCCGGCAACACCTTCTGGCGCGGGTACGACTTCGACTTCTACGACCTCGGAGTCCGCTTCACCTGGATGTACATCGCCGACGCGGACATCCGCGATCTGCGGTCTCAGGTGAACGCCGCCCTGGAAGCCGACAACCGGCTGGTCTTCAACCGGGTCATGCGCACGCTGTTCAACTCGCTGAACAGCACCGGCATCACCGACAACAACCTGCCCGTCACCGTGTTCAAGTTCTACAACGGCGACGGCGAGGTTCCCCCGCAGGTCGGCACCACGACCTTCCTCGGCACTCACAGCCACTACGTGACGACCCAGAGCCAGGGCGCTTCGGCGACGTTGAACCCGGCTTCGGTCGACGGGATGCAGACGCATCTCGATCACCACGGCTACACGATGCTGGCGGGCTACCGCAAGGTGCTCTGGGTGAACACCCAGGAGTACAACATCATCCGCACCTGGAAGGTCGCCTCGGGCGCGACCTGGGACTTCATCCCCGACGACACCCGCACGGGTGGCGGCGTCTTCATTCCGGACGGTTCGGGTGGTCGGTACGTCGGCGCACCGCAGGGTCGGGTTCCCGACCAGGTGGGCACCTACGGCCCCTGGCACGTCGTGCTGAACGACTACATCCCGGCCGGCTACCTCGTCGGTCTCGCGTCGGGTGGTCCCGACGGCCTCACCAACCCCATCGGTCTCCGGGAGCACCAGAACCCGGCGTACCGCGGGCTGAAGGCCATCCCGGGTCAGCGCTCGGACTACCCGCTCGTCGAGTCGTTCTTCCAGCGTGGTCTCGGCACTGGCATCCGCCAGCGCGGCGCGGGAGTCGTCATGCAGGTCACCGGAAACGCGACCTACACCATCCCGGCGATCTACGTCTGATCGACCGAGAGAACAGGAGAAGAGTCATGACGACGAACGACACGAAGGACATGGTCTACTTCCTCATGCCGGACGGGACCAAGGTCAGCAACGACCCCCGATTCGACCTGGACGAGGCCAACACCAAGATGCTCAACTCGCGCGAGAACAAGGGCGACATGGGCATCCACTTCGACGACCAGGCCGCTCAGACCCAGGTCGAGCGCGTGATCGACCAGGACCCCGAGGACCCCACCAAGGAGCTCTACGGCCCGCTCGGTTCTCCGGCGCAGCAGCGCCAGAAGGAGGACTTCGAGAAGGCCCAGGAGCTCGGCGCCTCTCCCAAGGAGACCGCCGTGGAGGACCCCGAGCCGGTCGACTCCAACGAGGCCGTGCTGAAGGTGCGTGAGCTCCGCAGGGAGCAGGCTCGGAAGCTGGTCAAGGCGGAGGAGGGCCTCGGCGACGAGGGCGCAGGTGACCCGGACGAGCCGTACACCAAGTGGTCCGGAGCGCAGCTCAAGCACGAGATCGCCACGCGCAACGTGGGCCGGCCGGAGGATGCTCAGCTCGAGCTCAAGAAGGGCATGAAGAAGGCGGAGGTCGCCAAGCTCCTCGAGCAGGACGACGCGACCTACAACCAGGGCTCCGGTCCCGCCCCGTCGGGTGACGGGGGCACGCCGGACACCTCCAGCCAGCAGTCCGACTCCTGACAAGGGACTCTCGCCATGCCTCGTACTGACGCCGATCGTCTGCGTGCCCTGATCGGGGAATCCATTCCTCCCGGGGGCGAAGACGTCGACACTCTGTTCACCGAAGCGGAGATTCAGGACATCCTGGATCAAAGCGACGACGTGGAGAGAGCCGCGTACGAGGCATGGCGGGAGAAGGCTGCCAAGCTTGCAAACCTGGTCGACACCACCGAGGGCAACTCCCAGAAGAAGTTCTCGCAGCTGCTCGACAACGCCAACGACATGATCAAGCTCTACCTCCGGTCTTCGGGCGGTCCAACAGAGGGCCGCACGAGGATTGGTCGCCTGACTCGGCCGGGTGTGGAATGGTGATGAGCCCCGTTCAGCGCATCATGGAGAGGCGTCAGATCGACGCTCTCATCAAGGCTGACGCTGTCGGCATCATTCTGCACCGCCGAGAACAAGTCCCCACACCTGGGGGTGGCTGGCGCTGGGGGCCTGAGACTCCTCTCATGGAGCAGCAGGTCGGTCTCATCCCGTTCAAGAGGCGGATGACCGAATTCCTCGTGTCGACCGAGTTGGGCGACGTGCCTGACCTCCCCTACACGATTCTGGGTCGCCACGACTTCGACGTGAAGAAGGGGGACTGGTTCACCTGGGAGGGTGACAAGTTCGAGATCATCACG